CATCGGTCCAATTTCTACGGACAGATGCATGAGTATTTCCTTGATGGCGGTTCGGTCGGTACCGCGTCCATTTACTCAGAAGAGAACGTCATGCATCGGAAAATCGTCTTTAGTACTCTTCATCCTGCGGAAATATTCATTGCAGAGAATATGTTCGGTGAAGTGGATACCGTTCACAGGCGGTTTAAACTATCCGCACGAGAGGCGGTTAAGAAGTTTGACGAGAGTAAATTAAGTCTGGAGATCCGACAGGCCTCAAAGCACGAACCTGATAAGAAGTTTGAGTTTCTCCATGCGGTTTTCCCGAATGAGGACAGGATGTATGGGAAACTTAACTCGGCGAATAAAAGATTCTCTTCAGTATATATGGAGTACAGCGGAGAGGATATTATCCAGAAAGCTGGCTACGATGATCTTCCATATGCTGTATGGCGGTGGAGAAAGAACAGCAATGAATGGTACGGCAGGTCGCCGGCACTTGACGCGATGGTTGAAATTCTGGGACTGAACCGGTTCAGCGAGGATGTGTATACCGCGTCTCATATGGCAGTTAAACCGCCGTACAACATACCAGAAGAGATGCGGAAACGGCTCCAGCTTTATCCTGGCGGTCATAACTTCTATGACAAGGAAAAGAGGATCATTTCTCCGATCAATACCAACATTCAGTATCCGATTGCGGTTGATTTCATAAACAAAAAAGAGGAGATCATCAGAAAGCATTTCCGGGTGGACTTTTTCCTTATGCTCGCTGAGGCACAGAGGCAGATGACAGCGACCGAGATAATGGAGCGGCAAAGCGAAAAGGCAGCGGTCCTGGGTGCAACGATCGGGAGGCTTCAGAGCGATTGTCTCAATCCCATTATTGACCGGATTTATAGTATAGAGAAAGCCGCCGGCCGGCTTCCTGAGGTACCTGAATCACTCATTGAATATGCAGGTGAAAATATACGTGTTGATTACCTTGGGCCTCTTGCACAGGCGCAAAAGAGGCTCTACAAGGCATCAGGGGTAATGGGGACTTTAGAGAAACTTGCAGTAATTGCCAAATTTAAACCTGAAATACTTGATGATTTTGACTGGGACGTAATCGCTCGGGAGATCGCAGAGTCTCATAGTTTTCCGCAGGAAGCTATACTGGATCCAAGAATAGTAGAGAGAATCAGAGAAGCAAAGGCGAGAGCGATGCAGGAACAGCAGAGGCTTGAACAGGTGAAGCAGGTTGCGGAGATGGTACCTAAATTAAGACAAAAAACAGAGAAAGGAAGCCCGCTCGAAGCCCTTGAGGCAGCCGGAGCAGGAGCGGGGGCAGCAGGGTAATGTTCCAGGTAATCGGTAAGGATCCTAATTTCGATGCTGAAATGATGCAGTCATACAATAACCTTTACAGGAGCAGGGAGGGTCCGAAGGTTTTTACTCATCAACTTATGGAACTTGGATTTTTCGATCAATCAATACCCGGGGTTCATGAGCTGACTGAAGCGGACCGAGTCAGGCAGGATTACGCGAAAAGGCTTCTTATGTGGGTAGGTGTCTGGAATCACGACAACGCGCGTGAGATTGTTGAAAGCCTTATAAAAATCAAGCCTGTAATAACCAGGCAGGATATAGAGGGCAGTAGCGATGCCTTACAAGAGGATAGGTAAAACCATATACCACAAAAAGGATGGTAAGTGGAAGGTGAAACAGGTGGCTGGTAGTGTGGAGAAAGCGAAAAGAGCACTCCGGCTATTGCAGGGAGTAGAACACGGCTGGAAGCCCACGGGCAAGCCTGCAGGCAAGAAGGCTAAAAAATAACTCAGGAGGGACGGAAGCGATGAGCGACCTGAACGACACTGGTACAAATGACTCACAGGGATCACAGGGTGGAGATTTCCCAACGTGGATGGACCAACTTCCGGACGATTACAAGCAAGATGAGGACGGGAAGGGGTTCGCCACTATCGGCGATCTTTACAAGTCTTTCAAGGACCTGAAGGGAAAGGCTGAAGGAGCTGTCAAGGTACCCGGGGAAGGTGCTACGGAGGAGGATGTCGAATCCTTCTATCGTAGTATCGGTAAACCGGAAAAGCCTGATGAATACGAGATCAAGGCACCAGAGGGTCTTGAGGACCTGGATCTCAACCTTTTCAGGGATCTTTTTCACAAAAATCACCTGACAAAAAAGCAGGCAGAAGGGCTTTTCGCAGGATACACGGAGCTTCTTTCAAAGGCTCTTGAGGAACAGGTGAATATCGCTGAAAGAGAACTTGAAGAAGCAAAAACCGCCCTGAAGACGGAGTTTGGGGACAAATACAACGAAGAGGCGGAATACGCGACCAGGGCATTAAAGCAATTCGGTACAGAAGAGCTCCAGAAGGCACTTGGTGACCAGGTAAAAAGCAACCCTGCACTCTTTAAGTTTCTTGCCAAAATCGGTAGGGCACTCGCTGAGGACAAGATAATACTCGGCGAGAAGGGTGGAGAAAAAGGAATAGAAGCAACCGGGCAGCTTGAATATGAGAAGAGCCCGGAGCTTTATAGAAAGTAGTCAGTAGGACCGGAAGGCAGTCTCGGGACAAACCTGACGGGCTACGAATCCGTAACCTTAACCGGGATAAGGGTTCTCGGCCTCTGATGGGTAGTCGGGAGCTGACGATGGAACGCTGCTTGTGCGGTGCACAGCGCTGACTATCGATCAAACTTCTGATGAGAGAGGTCGAGAACATTGGCTACAATAGATACCAGCAAACCACTCGGTATCGTCGAACTTGCCAAAAGAACGCTTAACAAGAACGTGCTTGAGGTGTCCGAGGTTCTTGCCGAGATGAACGACTTCATAGCCGATTCAATCTGGCAAGAGGCTAACCAGATATACTCTCACAAGCACGTCAGGCGGCTCGCCCTTCCGTCAGGATCTTACCGTAAGCTCAACAAAGGTGTACCCACCGAAGCAAGTCTCACCGTTGACATTGTTGAGGACATAGGGTTCCTCGAATCCTATTCCGAAATCGACAAGGACATCGTCGACGCCAACGCGAACCCGGCACAGTTTCGCTGGCAGGAGGATAAGTCCTTTCTCGAGGGCCTTGCGCAGACATTTGCTGATACATGGGTCTATGGAGACAGGTCTGCGGATCCTGAGAAGATCAACGGTCTTGCTACCAGGTATAATGCGCTGAGCGACGGGAACGTTTGGGGAGCGGGTGGAACAGGAAGCGATCTTACCTCTATCTGGATTGTCCAGTGGGGGCTGGATAAGGTCTTCTTCGTTTTCCCGAGAGGGCACAAAAACATAGGCATCGAGGTCGAGGACAAAGGGCAGGTTACCCTTGAGGATTCAGACGGGAATAAGTTTGAGGGCTACAGGACTCACTTCAAAAGCTCTCACGGTCTTGTTATCAGGGACGCGCGGTGCATACAGCGCATCTGCAACATCAAAACATCCGGTACAACCAACATCTTTGATCCAAAACTTCTTGTAAAGGCCATAAACCACATGCCTCAAAAAGCAAAAGGTGCGGTCATTTACGTGAACGAAACGCTGAAAAGCCAAATGGATAACGATGCGATGGACAAGACCAACGTCTATTACACTTCTCAGGAAGTGTACGGACAGCCCGTTACTTTCTTCAGGGGAATCCCTGTGCATCGTTGTGATGCAATCCTCGATACCGAAAGTGCCGTGAGCTAAGGAGGATAAACCATGATAATTGACGGAAACGACGTTTACTCCGACGCACAGGCGATCACTGGTGACAGTGATTCCACAAACAGCCTCAACCATGGTAATGCCAACGCCAATATTGGTGACGGCACTGACCTTGCGGTGGTTGTTGTGGTGACGACCGGATTCACTTTCGGTACAGCGACGTACGTCCAGATTCAGCTTATGGACAGTGCGGACGACTCGTCCTATGCGACAGTGCTCGAAACAAAACAGCTTGCGGCAGGCGATTTGACTGCAGGCAAGCGCTACGTCATCCCACTCAGAAGCGCTCCCAAAATCAGGCGATATACCAAGGTACACTACGCGAGCGACGGTACGATTACTGCCGGGGCAGTCGACGCGTTTCTTGCGAAAGAGATACCGACAGAAGACTAGAAAAACAGGCCGGCTGGCGATATGTCAGCCGGTTTCATTAAAGCAGGAGGGGATACAATGGCAGAATACACACACATCTGCAATACCGATTGTTACGTGAAGGTCGGAGACAGAGCCTTCAAGAGGTACTATGAAGGGCAATTTTACTCCTTTGGTCCGAAAGAAAAGGTCCCAAAGTATTTCGACTCTATTAAAAGGCCAAAAGAAGAAGTCTCCGAATCAAAGGCTCTCGCAAAGCTTGAGAAGAAGCTCGCTGACTTGAAGAAGGCAAAGAATCCTTCTGAACCACAGATAAGGCAGATGGAGGAGCTTGAAGAGAAAATAGCTGTCATCAAGGGCGAACAGGCTCCAGATGAAAAGGAGTAATCGTCCATGCCGTCGTACGTTTCAGATGTCCTTATCTGTAATATGGCGCTGTCCAAGCTGGGAGCTGAGCGGGTCTCAAACATTGAAAACCCACAAACTGACGTCGAGGTACTTTGCAGTATTTACTACGATATCACAGTCGATGAAGTCCTACGATCTCACGAATGGAACTGCGCAATTTATCGGCAGAGGCTTGCACCTGTATCATCCGGGGACGCTAATTATCTGCTTACGGACAGTGACGATTTCGATTATCAATATCAGCTTCCGACAAATCCACAATGTCTGAGACCGCTTAATTTACCGAATGCACCGACAGCAAAATATGTGATCGAAGGTGATTACCTTCTCACAAATGAAAGTGAGGTGGTTCTCCGTTACATTAAGCACGTCTCAGATCCGACAAAGTTGGACGTACTCCTCGTTAAAGCAATTGCCTACAGGCTTGCCGCGGATCTTGCTGTAGAGATTACAAATTCGGTCTCAAAAAGAAATGACATGATGATTTTGTATGAGGACCAGCTTTTACGTGCAAAGGGTGTAAACGATCTTGAAGGTGAGAACATGCAGGTTGAGAACACTGATTGGAAAGACGCAGGGAGGTCGTCTTAAGTGCCGATAGCAAATCCGATAATAACGAATTTCAGCTCTGGCGAGGTTTCCCCCAGGATGGACGGGCGAGTGGAGCTCCAGAGTTATTACCAGAGCTGCCGTTTACTCGAAAACTTCCTTCTTGCATCTCAGGGCGGGGCAGACAGGTCTCCTGGTACGTATTTCATCGTAAACGGGAAGAATGACGCGGATGTGATACGGCTTATACCATTCAGCATCAAGGGAGTAGGGGAATACGTACTCGAGCTTGGACATCTGTATATGCGCTTCATAAAGTGCTCGACACATGAGCAGATAGAAAACGCAGGGTCTCCTGTCGAGATAGTGACTCCCTGGAACAAGGCGGACCTGTTTCAGATCAAGTATGCACAGACAAAAACAGCGATGTATTTCGTGCATCCGGATTACGCTCCACAAAAGCTCACAAGGACAAGCGATATCACATGGACATTAAACGGCTCTATCTCATGGGGAACTGGAGCTCCCGATTTCAACGGGACCGAGAAACCAGGTGCCATCGGTTTTATTCAGCAGAGAATGGTGCTGGCGGGCTCGAAAAACAGCCCCGATGTTGCATGGCTATCTACAACGGGAGCGCCGGAAGATTTTGCTACTGATATGCTCAAGTTTCAGGTCTACCATGACAGGGGTCTATTCATAAAATGGCTCACCGGCAAGAATGAGCTCGCGATTGGTGCCGATAGTTGCGAGGGAGTCCTTCTCGGTCAGCCTATCACAAGCACCAATTATCAATTACGTATTGAATCAGGATTCGGCAGCCAAGATATCCAGGGAAGGATTGTTAATGAACGGATTATGTTCGTGCAGGACGGCGGGAAAAGGATAAGAGGGTTTTCATACAATAATGATTCAGGCGGGTGGCTGAGTCCAGATTTAACGATCATGGCAGACCACATTACCGGTGAAGGAATAGTCGAGACTGAGGTTCAACGGAATCCAGATACTATATTCTGGTGTGTACGATCGGATGGTGAGTTGGCCGGCTTTACGTATGAACTGAACTATGAGGTTGTGGGCTGGCATAGACAGGTGCCGGCTTCGACATTGGCGGGGGCCTCGAAATATGAAAGTATTGCAATTGTCAGGGGAGATTCTGGAGAGGATGAAATATATGTATCGGTACAGAGAACTATAAATGGTGTAACAAAAAGGTTTATTGAATATTTCTCTCCTCGGGACTTTGGAAACGACCAGGAGGATTGTTATTTTGTACAGTCCGGGATCACCGTTGACAAGGGGGCTGCAGTAGCAATAACAAGCGTCACTCAGGGCCACCCTACGGTAGTCACTGCCCCCGGACATTCGTTTGTTGCGACTGACAAGGTACGTCTCTACGGGATCGGAGGCTCAACAGAGCTCAACGGCAATGTATACGAAGTGCAGAACCCTGTTGGTAATACTTTCGAACTCAAAGAAACGGATGATTTCGCTCTTTGGGACTCAAGCACTACATACAATACGGATTATATCGTCGAGTATGGCGGAAATAACTACATATCTCTCCAGGACAACAATCTGAACAAGCAACCCGATATT